CTTACCAATACCAGCTGGAGCGACTACCACACCCAACTCACCAGCACCAAGTCCACCATCGGTTATATCATTTATAACATCCCACGGTGTTTTTACCGTTATCCTAGCTGAATCTTCAAGTCTTAAATCTAATGATGGGATGTAGTCATGACCTAAATCTCTTGTAGTTCCTGCCTTCATAGCATCATCTATAATAGTTTTTATACCATCATAGTTTTTATTCTGTAACATATCAACAGAATCTAGTATAGCTTTCTTCAATGTTTGATTCTTACAGAAATCTAATGTTTCGGTCTGTACAAATTCCAAGTCTGTAGCTTCTATCTGTTTCCAAATATCTCTTAACTTTTCAACAACACCAGCCTTCAATACATCATTATCAATCTCATCTGTTTTAAATTTTATGACTTCAAGTGTAGGTTGTTTTTTATACTCATAGTAATAATCTCGTATAACTGTAATCAACCATTTATTGGAATCCGAATCAAACATAGATGGTTGTAATATATCACTAATAGTTCCTAAAAATTTGACATCACTCATTAATGATGCAACAATCTTAGCTTGGAATGATGTTCCAAATTGTGTTAAAGTATCACTCATAACTGGCTATAAAATCCCCTTTTTCCATATGTAAATATACAACAAAAAATTGTAAAAGTCAAGTACTTTTTTAATTTTCATGTGTCTTTTCAGCATATTGATTTAGTTGATTAAAATTAGTTGCTAACCAACTGTTGATATTTGGTAATGCAGTGTATAACTTATCCTCTAAGAACATTTTTTGAAATTTAAATTTAATCAACCTGTTAATTGGTTCACGAGCTCTTTCTGTTATTTTTATCTTTGTAGAACCAGCTATATCAACATCTGATAGTTGCATTAATCTGTAATTTAATTCTATCGTGTCCTTTGAATCTGGTAGGATATCAACAACTTCATCCATATCAACTATACGATTTTCACTCAAAAATGGTAATTTCTTTTTGATTGTTTTTAAACCCAAACCTCTTACGCCAGGAATGTTATCAGATTTATCACCATCTAATACCCTATACCAAATATAATTATGTGCATTGATACCATACTCATCCATAACCTTATGCTCATCATACATTTTCTTTTTAGTAGGACTCCAGATTTTTATCCTACCATTGGCCAATTGTAAGAAATCTTTATCAGTAGACATAACTGTAATTTTAGATTTGGTTAGAACTTGTCTACACAGATAACCTATTGTATCATCAGCTTCAATGTTATCATATGACATAACAGTTATAGGAAGTGTATCTAGATATTCTACACATCTACTTAACTGCATCATCATGTTCTGTTTTTCATCCGCCTGTGACGCAAAATCATATGCACGATTAACTCTGTATTTGGTCTTACGATTTTGTTTGTATTCAGGAAATAATTTACGTCTACGATTAGAACCACCCTTACCATCAAATACTATAATGGTTCGGGTTGGTCTAATCATATTTACCGTGTAAGCAATACTTCTTAGAAAACCAACTATTCCACCAACATGGATTCCATCCTCGTTAGTAGTTGGTATGACACTAAATACTCTGATAAAAGTATTAAGGCCATCTATTATAAGAACTTTATCATCTGGATGACCATCGTCTAATGAACCACCCTTTTTCTTTATTTCTTCAAATATAGATAGATATTTTTTATTACTCACTTACTTCCTCTTCTACTGTAACATCATCAATTCCAAAATTCTTTTCATATTTAAGAATTACTTTATCACAAATCATGTCATAACAGTATTTTTTAAACTCCAAATCCTTTAGTTTTTCAGACCAATCTTTTGATTGAAATTTCAATTCCGTACCATTTTGATCTTTGATCGTGTACCAACTACCACCTTGTTTCACAAGTTTATGTTCTTTTAGAACGTGTAGCCAACTACCCTCATCATCAATACCACTTTCAAAGTAAAGTTCAAAATCTGCATGTCTCATGGGTGGCCCTAGTCTGTTCTTAATGACTTGAGCTCTCATCTTCATACCAATAGTGTTCTTTTTAGTATCTTTGATCTGACCAAGATTTTTTAATCTGATACGAGTTGATGCATGAAATGGTAAAGCCTTTCCACCACTTGTTGTCCACGGATCACCAAACATCACACCAAGTTTTTGACGTAATTGATTCGTGAATACAAGAGCTATCTTTTGTCTACCAATCATCTGAGTGATTTTTCTCATAGCCTTAGATAAGATAATTGCCTTTGATGTAGCCCAACCATCCTTATCAAACTCAGCTTCCAATTCTACTTTAGTTGTAGCTGCAGCCAATGAATCAACAAGAATAGTTACTAACCTATCCTTATCACTTTCACGAACCTTAGCAACAATCTCTTCTATAGCAGAAAAGATATCTTCAACGGTTTCCAAATGTAAGTACAACATACTTTGTACATCTACACCGATTGAACCTAAGAATTCAGTACTAACAGCTGTCTCGGTATCTATATAAACAGCAACACCACCTTTCTTTTGTGTTTCTGCTAACATATGAGCACCGATTAGAGATTTACCACTACTCTCTAAACCATTAAGTTCTGTAATTCTTCCTACAGCAATACCACCATCTGCTTTATTAGATATAGCTAAATCTAACATAGTAGAACCCGTTGAAATAAAATCTTTTATATCAGTAGGTGTGGTGTCTGTACCATCAAGGAAATAAGCTACTTTCATATCCTTGAATTGTTTATTAATTGTATTGGCTAATACACCAGCCAATTCATCTCTTGTTGACATATAAGTCTCCCTTGTAAACTATGGGTGTTTAAAATGAACGTACTTATCGCAATGATAAACACCCATTATGTTTTTTTATTTAATTGTTAAATAAATCGTCAAATGCATCCGAAGTTTTCTTAGAATCGTAATTAGAAGCTACAGCTGGTTTCTCTTCTTTCTTTTCTTCTTCTTTTGCTGAACCACCATTCAAGTAATCATTAAGAGCTTGAGTCAAGTCCTCATATGATTGTTCTTGATAAATCTCAGTAATATTCTTCTGAGCTTCAGTTAGTGTTTCGAGCATCGACGCATCTTCCGTTATAGGAGTCTGATTTGGTTTAACTCTGATTGATGTTGAGGGAAAGGATTTACCTGTTTCCTCAGCGGTTTTGAATACTACAGCAATATCACGACCACTTACTGAATCTGTGATATCACCATAATCTGGATCTGCGATTATAGAAAGCAATTCTTGATAAACTGTCTTTCCAAATCCCCAAAACTTAACACCTTGATTTTCCTCACCACGAACTACTACAGGAGCATATGTTCTCATCTTAGCTTCTACTTTCCTACCTAAACGATAGTCATCCTTTGAGCCAGTTCCTTTGAGTTTTTGAGCAAACTCTTCAATCGGATCTGGTCTACCAAATGAAATCGGTGAAAGATAATTCTTACCACCTAAGTCATAATGAAAATATAGTTCGATAAATGGATTGTCCTTATTGAATTTATAAGGAACAATTCTAACTATTTGATTTCCTGGTGATGGTTTCCATAGGTTTGAAGTTCTGTTGTTTGTGGTTTGTAATTGATTAAGGCGATTTTTGATTGCATTTAAATCCATTTGTAATTCTCCATTGTTTAATTAGTTATTTGTTATTTGTTACTCAAGTGTAACCTTGATACCTTTATAAGTATAATGAACTTCTTCAAAATACAATTTTATTTTTTTAATTCTGATCCCATTTATTTACATCTATTATCTTGTAAATTTTAGTTGGTATTTTATTTAATCCACCATCATTTGTTAACAATAAGCAGTTCTTATAATTTTCCCACTCTACAGAAAATGATTTGTCCAATACCCCATTGTTTAACTCACGAATCAGATCATTAAGTGCATTGATCGTGTAAAGTGTGTTGGTGTGTTTTTTTCTATGTAAGGAAATAGTGTCTGGTATTCCTTGCATAAAATCCTCGTTGTATTCTACATTGTACGTACAGATTAATTGATTAGTATCCTTTTCATTCTGTAACACATAAACCTTATCGAAAACAATATCATTACAGGATATAATGATATCCAACGAGTGTTGAAAGTTATCCTTTTTGGTGAATGTACAAAGTAGTTGAGTTTTCATTATACAATATGTCCATATTCTTTTAAATACTTTAATGTTACTATCT